AGGGAAACTAAAGATCGACATAGAGACGTTATACCAAGGTCTAGCAGCAGTTATGGGAGACCTAGATTAGAATCAGAAAAGCCGTAGGCGTCCTTGAGTGGATACCTACGGCTTTTTTGTGTCTTGTATTTAGGTTTACTTACCGAAGAACTTCGATACCGACCTTATTCCTATGCTGGCACTCACGATACCTCCAAGGGAATATTGATACCACTTTGGCATACCCTCAAGTGAAGCAAACCCAGCTTGTACTATCGTATTACCCCAGTCACCACAGAAGGCTAGTATCAGGGGAATAGAGAACAGTAGGGTAATCCATTCGTCTTTCCATGAGTTCTGTGTCGCACGGATAGCTTCGATGTCCCAGTCGATCTCACCCGTCAGTTGCTTCTTCTTTATCTCAGCTTCGGTTAGCTTAAGCTGTGTCTTACTGTCGATAATACTAGCAGCTAGTCCACCGATGGAACTTATGATTTGACCTATCATTTCTTTACCTCATACTCTACCTTAGAGCTTGAATTAGTAGATGTTACGCTGGTCTTAGACTCTTTGCCCATCCATATGCCAAAGCACCCCGTAAGAGCGCCCATACAGACCGATACAAGCCCACTCTGGGCTACGCTGGGGTCAGGTAACGACATAAACCAGTGTACAGCTTGATACGTCAGTACAGTGACCGCCAGCATCATTAGCCTTGGTAGAACTTTCCAGTCATCAAGTACCGTCTCTGCCATTACCATTTCCCTTGTTTTACACCTAAGAAGTACATAGCTAGTATTAAAGCCCCCGCACCCGCTAATGCTACTGAAATACCTACAGCCCAGTTAATACAGTTATCTATGAACTCTTGCTTCTTATAGACTAGCTCACGTTGTTCTTTGCGTTGTTGTGCCTCTATTCGTACTATTTCGTCCCAAGCACTAGGGCCATACGTCCAAGAGATGTGTGCCTTAAGCTCCTCCCGCATTTCCTTTAGCTTCTGCTTCTGTGACCATATCTCCAGTGCGTTAGATTGGTTGTCACTAAACATCTTGTACATAGGAGGGTTCTTAGCTTTGTCCTCCAAGAAGTCTAGGTCACTAACAGCCTTAGACCACTGAGAGACTGCGCCAGTCATAGCACTAATCTCACGGCCTACGGATACAGCTTTCTTGATCCCATTGTAGGCTGTAGTAGCCGCTGCCATAGCTGTAAAAGGATCAATCATTTGAATCTAACCTCTATAGGACACACATAATTATAACTTACCCTGTAAACCCTGTCGTACCATGTGCCGTTCTTCTGTAACCCACAGTCGTAATAGCAGTATTGAAACAGCCGATTACCCCCGTCAGTCCAAGCATGATTAAAGGACACAAAGGCAAGGATGCAGATCACGGACGCTCTGACATCTTCTCTACAGCAGAACGAATGGCTTTGATATTCTCATCAATTCTAGCCATAGATACAGCTTGATTTTGAACTGAGGTTTCAAGACGACCAACCCTCATTTGAGTTTCTGTAATATCCTTACGGTTAGTCTCAATGTCAGACATCATCATAGATACAGTCCACACTATCGCTGCACCCTGAGTGATTAAACCAATAATAAGTCCCAATGGAACACTCTTGGACAAATGCCAGTTATCACTTTTGTCCATTAGTATTACTCCACTATCTCGAAATGAGGGCCATCAATGAATGGTCGTCTACCTTGGCTACGACGAAGGTCTATGTATTCGTTCATAAGGTCTTCGGCAGTACCATCCCATTCGTTAAGGGTCTTGTGCCAAGCAGCCCCCCAGCGAACATTAACCCCAAGTTCGATAGCAGCCTTACGGATAGCATCAGCAATCTCATCGTACAGGTTTAGTTCCCAACGACCACCATCTATGTAAGCCATAAGGTCTACAGCTAAACCTTCGAGGTGCTTAGATTTCATCGTCTGGGATGCACCCTTGGCTACTAGGGCTTCTTGCTCTTTTACTGTACGAAGACCACAGATCACTGAGAAGTCTTGCTCAGAGATAGTGATAGCTTTCTCTACGACAGCAACCATACGGGGGTCTACCCCAAGTAGTCTATCTTTACTACGTTTGCCTAACTGGTAAGTCATTAGGTTGGCTCCCTCTAAGGTGTTACAGGCCAGTCTTCGTCAGTAATGTTGGGGAAGCTCTCATGGTCTGTAATGTCACGCAGAGATTGACGGTAGATTTCCCATTCAGCGGGGATATTAGTACCAGTCTCATAAGCCTTAATCACGATCCAGTCTGTATCGGCTAGTTTCTGATTACGTTGTTCACGAATAACTTCACCAGAGACAAAGGTTGTTTCCATAGTCTCTGTTTGAGACACAGACACTACTTTACGGGTATCCCCAACAGTCACCCAACCATCTTTAGTCATCTTAGCGACTTCCCCAGAATTAACCTCTGGGGGAGCCTCAAATGCGTGATGGGGCGGGATACCTTTACCAGATACTTCTACTTCACCTAAGAAGAAACCCTTGTTGTCGAATTTGTATGCGATCATTGTTTTTCTCCTTATTGCTCTGCTCTAATGAACAAGCTCTGTTTACCGTTTGACACTGTAGCGGATTGGGTAGGTAAAGCAAAACTTGTAGTGGTGTTATAGGTATAAAATGGTATCTTGAAGCCCGATCCGTTCATAGCGATAATCTCAGAGGATTGGTCAGAAACAACAACACCTGTGCTTTCTCCATAACCAGATGTTAATACAGAAAGTGTACTTGGATCAGAGCCTTGAAATATTCGTCTTCCTACGTCAAATGCTACATAAACACCCTCATAGTATACGATAGAGTGTATTTGGGAATTACCACTCTGACCACTGTTAAATGCAATAGCCCAAGTTTCACCATCTGTTGATGTTAAGACAAGCCCATCCTGACCCCCTGTTACAAACTGTGTTCCATCCCAAACTACGTTAGAATAAAAACCAGAAAAACTTGGTACAGTAGCTTGAGTCCATGTAACACCGTCAGAGGAAAAGGCTGCGGTAGTACCTGACGTTACAACGTATTTACCATTACCGTATGCGGAACCTTTGCCATCACCGCTAGTACCTGTAGACCTTACAGTGAAGGGTGTGGCTAAGTTTGATGTTGTACCAACTTCACCAGTGTTTGTAATGTAAAGGTAAGTGCCGTTTAAATAGTTAACATGGACGATCTCATTGGAAGTGTTTGAAGTAAGAGTTGACCAGCTTGTTAGGTTAGATGAGGATACCAGATTACCCTGAGCACAACCTGCAATATAGATGGAACCGTCATACGCAATACTATATCTCTTGAAGTCTGGTAAATTTGAGTGAAATTTTGTCGTCCAAGTTTCCCCATCAGATGAGACTGCTATAGGATCGTTAGACCTGCCCGTAGTTACATACTGGGAGCCATCCCAAATTGCTTGGTTTGCACCGTAACCTATATCACTACCCATACTGTTAGACTCTGATGTCCATTCACCCGCTGAAAAGGTTGATCTTTTCCATACACCCATTGCATAGCAGGGTACTCTATAAAGTGAACCGTCTGTGTATAATTTAACAGTCTCTTCGACACCGCCTATACCGTTATTCAATCCCCAATATGTAGGAGTTGACCAAGAAGAACCATTAGTACTTGTGGAGACATTACCAAAAGCATCACAGATAAAGAATGTATCGCTGTTGTTTAGACTGCCTAATCTTATAATATTACCAGACAGTGGGTTTGTGACTGTATTAAAATTTGAGCTTGGCCCTGACGCATAAGCTAAATTATTGCCATCTGAAATTATAACATTATCAGATGCGTTCATAGCCATAAACGGCGCCTGACTAAAAGGGAAACTGTTATTAGCACTCCAAGAAGAACCATTAGTAGAGTAGTGTAACCTAGTACGGTCTGAGGCAACACTGTAGTTTCCGTTCTCTTGCAGAGAAAACCAACTTGTTTCACTTGTACCAACACTAGTCGTGCTCCAGGTTGAAGCTGAAATACTTGAACTGTATCCCACAGTTGTAAATAGTGACCTACCAACCCATGTCCCATTAACAAAACTGAGAGCGTACAAACCATACGGAGTTATTGTCGGACTATTGCTAGACCAACTTACGCCATTATTTGAGGTATAGTAGATAAAGCTACCGAGGTGTATCGCAACGATAGATGTTCCATCATAAATAAAATGCGCCTGATTGTTGGCGGCATTAGTCCCTGTAGAGGTGACGTTCCAGTTTGTATGATCGTTTGTAGTAAGTAGGTATGCACCAACAGCATAGTACCAGTAACCATCTAAATAAGCGACTGGCCCCCACGAAAGACTAGGCCCACCGCCAACAGCACCATCTGCAATACCTGAGTCATAATCCCCAGATGTAATACCATTAACAATTAGGCCAAGAGTATTAAACAAGTCTTGATAAGTAGCTTTTAGTTGCACTGTACCATCGCATTTAAGCCATTTATCTTCTGGGTAGTCTACAGTTTCAGCGCCAGAGAAATACTGTAGCTCACCGATGGCACGACCACCGCCACCACCGCCAGCACCAATTACTGCCCACTGTGATGTACTCACATCAGGCGCATTACCTGTGTTATTGTCCACCAAGGAAATGTAGTAGGCGGCATCAGTATAAAGAACTGATTGACCAGTGGTATAGGTTGTGCCAGCAGCATAGTTGCCCTGAAAGTCATTGCCTACCGAAACTGTCTTGGTGTCAATGTAGTCACCAGCGGCATTAACATCCGTAACAAACTCTGGCAGTGCAGCTACAAAAGCATCAGCAGTAGAGGAGAAATTTTCGGGTGTTTGGTCACGACTAGGTGCGGCGGGGAGATTTGTAATTGGAGGAAAAGCCATTGCTTATACGAGTCCTTCTACTTCTATTGTTGCGTCTGAGATACTTGGGGTTGAAATGTTGATACCGAAACTTCTGTAGTAACCATAAACAAGGTCTCCATAAGCTCCGTCTTCTGTGCCAGAATAAACCAGTGGTGTTGCTCTATAAGTGGCGAGGGTTTTCTGGACATCACGAACATTTGAAGTCTGAACTTGAACTTCGTAATCAACAAGTTGTGCAAACCTTCTCTCAGTAACAACTACGTTACCGAAAGCGTTTGTCTCTTTCGTACTATAATCTTGAATACCAATCCCAGTGTTATATACGGTAACACCAAGGGACTTTTGATTTCCGAAGACAATCTGACCTACCTTAGCATTTTCACCCGCAGAGGCGGTAATTGTAACATCTATGGTAGCTGAGGCGTAGTTAGGTAGATCAAAGAGTGCTACCTCAGATTTTCTAATGATGGGTTCAAAGAAGAACGACCACCAACTTGAGACTGCCCCGTTATCAACTAGGGGGATAGTTTCGTCATAAACGACACCATCAACAGGATCAGTTACCGTGACTTCAACCTCTGCTGCATCTAGGTTAAAGAGGGCAATGGAGTTTGTCAAAGACTGTGGTAAAAAGCTGTAGGTAATGGTAGTGGGGTTTGAGCTTTGATCTGTTATACTTCCGTCAAAGGCTTTCCACCTATTCGTGGCCCCAAGGTCTAGCCAGTTTGTACCATCATCTGTAGTAGGGTCGTTACCAGTGTTGCTACCCACAAGACTTTCGTATATGCTGTGGGTAGACAACACGATAACTTTGTTACCAATGTTATATGTCGTTCCAGAAGCCCATTCAGCGTAATCATTTTCTGGGATGTTAGAAGAACTCAGGACGGAATCCGTTACTCCTACAGGACGAATTATTCGCATTAGTAACCTCTGCTTTCTGGTAGACCTTGGTAATCAAACTTGTTGAGTGTATCAGAAGACTTGCGAGTGTTCTTAGCAATTTGAACCAGTGCAGCCTTTAGGTCAATCCGCAACTCAGACACCTCACGACGAAGCTCTGAGTCATCCTTAGAGCCAGATAATATATCCTTAGTCTGACTTGCAGTGTATATACGAGATGGGCCAGTGGCTTCAAGCTCTGGGCCTCTCTCACCAACTATGCGTAAGCCACCTGTGTGATAACCCCCCATAGCAAACTGTTTAGCCCGTGTATCATTATCCATGTTAATAGCTAGGCCAGTAGCATTAGACAACTCTTGCTGAATTTGAGCGCCAGTCTTACCAGAAGTTTGCAAGTTGTTTTGCGCAGCAGCAGCCATCAAGTCAGCCGCACCCTTAAGTTTAGCTAGGTCAAAACCCTGATACTTCTCACCAGTCATTTGAAGACCAGCGGAGGAAGAAGGCCCAGCGCCAGCACTTAAGGCAGCAGAGGCGGCAGCAGATGCAGCAGCAGAGGCGGCTTGGGCAGAAGCCAAGGATTCAATGGCACTACGCAATGTACCGATAGCCTCAGTAACACCCTTAACGCTTGTATCAATACCCATGAGAGTGTTGTACTGGTCTCGTTGACTTTGGTACTGTTCGTCCAAAGCCTCAAGTTGAGTAGCTAGGTCTTGCTCAGACTTCTCGATTTGTTTCTCAAGAAGTAGGATTTGCTTCTCATCGTTACTTAGTTGAACAAAAGAGGCTTTAGCGGCTTCTTTAATTGCAGCAGTGTTCTGAGCAAAGTCCCTAGCGTAGTCTTCAAAGCTAGAGAACAGAGCCTCAGAGGGTTCCGCCACTACACTGAGCGCATCTTCCAGTTTACTCTCATCACTAAAGTCACCCGCCTTAATAAATCTAAGGGCAGAAGCACGACTGTCGCTAGACGACTGAGTTCCAATAGTACGAGAGCTAAGTGCGCTAGAAAGGGTTTCATACACATTCTTGCTCTTGTTCAGTGCTTCATTGGCTACATCAAGCCTGTCAGTTAAACCACTAAGTAGAGATGCAAATGATTCCTGAACCTTAGACTTCTCTTGGTCAATGGAGTTCCTAAGCGCAGTAAATGCAGCTTGAACAGCAGCCTGAGCGACAGACTCAGCAGCTTTAGCATCCTCAAGGGTGTAGATAGCTTCTGCCAGAGGTCGGTTCAACTCGTGCATGGCCGTTAGTTCAGCTTCACGTTGTCGTGTCAAGATAGCTTGGTTGTTACCCAAGAGTTGATCCAGACGGTTCTGTAGTTGCATACGCTGGTTAGCAGCCTCAAGCAACTCGTTCATTGTCTCAAAGTGACCAGTCAGAGAGGCAAAGCTATCGCCCATCTTAGTGATCTCTTCGTTGATCTTCTCTAGTTGTTGCTCTTCGGTTAGACCTTTGAGCGACAGTTTGAACTGGTAGCTAAAGTTATCAAAAGCATTTGCACCGATGCCTAGAGTACCAGCAGCATCAACTATGCTCTGTTGCATGTCACCAATAGCTTCAATCAGTGGGTCAGCAACTTCCGCACTTGCAGCTTCGTAAGCTGTTTTCTTGCTACCTTTCAGTAAGCCAAACAAACGACTACTCTGTGTCTTCTTGAATGTTTCGATTGCTACGTCAAAACCTTCGACAGTAGTTCTCAGGCCACTGTCAAGGAGCTTAGTCTTCTTAGTAAAGAGACCTATGACTACAGCAGCGGCTATGAGATAAGGTATAGCAGCACCAATAGCGGTAGAGAAACCACTAAGGCCCCCAATAGAAAGCCCCCCAGAGATAGCACCAGTACCACCACCGTACATAGTGGTCATAAAGCCCGTACTTAACCCAGTTCCAATGGTAGAAGCACCAGCAGCTAAAGTTGCACCGATAGTTCCAGCTTGAGCACCACCAGTAGCGTATTGGCCCATAGCATTAGCAGCAGTGGACATACCCATGCCAGCACCCATGCCTGTAGCGATGGGAATTAGTATCTTGTTTCTAATGGCAGCAGCAGCCATGTCAGACAGCAGCTTCTTAAACATGCTCTTGATGGTGTCAGTAAACTTACTAAAGTCTTTTAGGCCATTAGCGACATAATCACCAAAGGCATCTGAAAGCTCATCTGTAATGTCTATGAGTTTTTCAAAGGCCTCATTAGCTTTCTTTTGTGCTGCAATCTCTTTGGCAATAGCCCTGAGCCTATCTTTAGAATACACATTCTCATTCTTAGCGTTTTCATTCAGTAGCTCAAAGTAAATCTTCTTCTCTCTGGTAGCATCCTTAGACAAGCCAATGAGTTCACCCTCTTGCCTTACTTGCTCTCGCATCTCTTTTACAAAATCATTCATTGAAGTAGCGGCTTTATTTGCCTCATCGTCCACAAGGGAGAAGTATGAAGCAAGGTCGCCTACAGAAGCTGTTCCGCCTTTAATCGCATCAAGTAAGGCCTGTAGCTGTGGCATGGATGCGGTAAGGGCTTTTGCAGCATCTGTACTTAAAGTCTTGTACAAGTCTTGCATAGTTTTAGCGTCAGTAATGGCCTGATCTAGAAAGTCTGAAACTGGCGTGGCTTGGTCAGACTTAGAAAACCCCTCTGAAAAACCTGTATTAAAAGCCTCCGAAAGAGATTGACCTTGTGCCGATAACTCCGTCTTATAGGAGCTTAGGTCTGCGTCAGATATAAGCGACACTTCCCCCGAAAAGCCAAAGAATTGAGCAGCTTTATCTGCCCCAAGGAAACTAACAACATCGTTAAAGGCGGAAAGAACTAGGTTTACAGCAGAGATGGCTCCATTCGCAAGTGACTCCATGCCACCTACAAAAAGGTTAGCAGCGGATTTACCGATGTTCCCAACAAACTCTGGGAGTACGTCAAATACAGACTTGATACCTTCGATTGTACCTACAACAAAAGCACCTATCTTATTGAAGGTGTCCCCAAAATAACCCATAATATCTCTGAGGCTTGATAAAACCCAGACATCAGCAGAACTAGATGCCTCCATCCATTTGTAGTACAGAAACTCAACGCTTGTGCGTAACCTCTTTAGTATCTCAAGCCCAGCCGCACCAAAAAGTGTAAATGCCTTCCCTACACTACCAAGAGTGGTACTTACGTTTGAAAAGGCAAGAACAAGCTCCCCAACTAAAACTATAAGCGCACCAATACCAGTCCTTATTAGGGCTTTCCTGAGAAGAGCAAGTGATGCAGCCCAAGACATAGTTGCGATTCTTGCCGCAACAAAACCTTTAACAAACTTCACCCCCACTGCCGTAGCCACAACTAGAGCGTAAGCAGCTACCCTGTCTAAATTCTGAACTATAGTGTTTGCGACAGATGAAAATATAGACCCCACAGCGGAAAAAGCAGACCCAATAGCATTAAATATGGGCTTTAGTGGCTCTAGTGATTTAGCAACGTCCTTTCCAAACCTAGCGAAGTCAAATGAGAGGTTTGACCCGTCAGTCTTCATTCTTGCTATAGCAGTCCCAACAGCTAGGAAAGCACCCAAGACAGCCCCAGCAGGGCCAAAGATTCCCAAAAGCTGGGAACCCTGTTGACCAAGTGCGACAAAGGCATTTGTACCACCCTGAACCTGTACGGCGAAATCTTGAAACTGATAACCCGATTGTTGGATCATCATGTTTGTTCTATTGAGGTTTTTACCTCCAATAACACTGGCCTTACCATACTGGTTCATTGCACCAGTTGCAGCCCTTGTTGCATTTGCGTATTGATTTGTAGCTTTTGTAGCTTGTTGTGTTCCGTTAATAACTTGGTCAATCTTGGCGTCTAACTCTTGTACACCTTTAGCATACATCTGAGCGGAAATCTTCCCATTATTCATGGCGCGATCAAGCACCTTGTAACCCCTTTCCAAACGCTCCGCTATCGTAAGGTTGTTTACAAGTGAACCTTGGAGTCTGTCTAAGCCCTTAGTGGCCTGATCGGCGTTACTATTAACATCTACGTTAATTTGAATGAGATCAGACATTTGCTTCCTCGCCAGTAGTTTTAATCCAAAGGTTGTCCAGAGACTTTATAATAGTAACTTCCCAAGGGGAAAGGTCTACACCTGTAATATCACACCATGCTTTAATGATGTCGTAAGATATTGGGTTAGGGCCACTCATACCGTAAGTTCTACCATCGTGTAGTTCTATAAAGGTAGACCATAAGTGGGAAGCTACGTCAGGGAAGATTGCATCAGCATTAGCTTGTTCAACCTCTGCTAGTTCTTTGCCTAACTGTTTGGCGACTTGGGCTAGGTGGTCGGCCTCAGTAGCTTTGCCTTTACTACCTGAGACCTTCCTACCCATCTTAAAGGAATACTCAGCGTACTCCTCAAGTTCAGCCCTTACTTGTCCAAAAAAGCCTGAGCATCACCCAAGGCAGCATCCACTTGCTCACGAACCCAAGGGAGTGCTTCAAACACTTCTCGTACCTTAGCTTCTGTGCAATCTGGTTGTTCACCACTGAGGGTAATGTTCCATCCACTCACGCACTTAACCAGAAGGTCTAATGCGGATGCTTCAATTTCCTCAGCAGTGAGGTTGAGCTTACCGCCAGTCCGTTGCGCTTTCATCAAGCGGCGGTTCTGTTGGGCGTGAGAGATAGTTTTGTATTTCTTCGAGTATGGCCCATGTACTGTAATGGTCATCTCTGAACGATCCTCATTAGTTAGGATTTCAGAGTTAACGGGGTTGTACAGGGTTACATCTGTAGTTTCTTTAGTAGTACCAATGTTCATCAAGTCCATATCGGGATTCCTTATGATGTGTTGTCGAGGTTGTGTCAGGTGATTGGTAGAAGTGAGCGGGAGCCTCACCCGACAGAAACCCCCGCTCTACCCTAGCTAGGGATTACGATGTGCGGGTCATCTTCAAGTTAGTACCTTCAACGCTGTCGTACAGTGCAACGAATGGCAATGTAATCAGACGAGACTGAGGGTTTTGAAGAGGAACAGAAGCACCATTATACTTCACACGAGGGAACTCAAATGTGTATGTGTTTGCACCTGTAGGATCATCAACAGACACTGTGATTGAGCTTTCGGTTTCGTTCAAGAACTTGTTGATGAGTGTTTCATCTTCGTAGTAAACTGTCATTGTACCTTCAACAACAGCACGACCAAATTCAAGAGATTGTGCGTTATCAGCACCAACTACGAAAGTAGGGGCGAGGGAGTTAGCTAGGCTAAAGTCAATCGCAGTAACGATGGAAATGCCTGAGCCACCATCTGTGATAGTACCTGAGTAGCTATCGAAAGGTGAGTTAGTGGACGATGGTGTTGGGGAGCCACCAGTGGAACCTGTTGTACCAGATTGTGTCATACCTTTGCCAACCATGTCGAAAGTCGCTGTGACCATCTGGTTAGGGGCAATGGAGAAACTGGCGGTAGATACAGCCAAACCTGTGAACAAACGGAACTGATCGATGTCGTTAGCTGCATCTTCCATTGTGAAGTATTTGGGTGTAGTACCAACCTTCAAAACGTCTGTAGCGTATGAGTTAAAGAAAGCTGATTCCAGAAGCTCATCATAGTCACCCTTACGAAGATCAACTTCGATAGAGCCACCAGCTTGCTTGTTACCATGGCGGTCAACTCGTGTCATACGGTCAGCTTGGATTTCATTACCTTCAACACGGTCTTTGGTCAAGTCCAAGGAGTGTGAGTTAATCGGAAGGTTAGCGAAAGTGGGTGTGGATGGCGTAGTGCCGAAAGAAGTCTCTGCGATGTATGCGAGACTGGAACGGCTACCTTGTGCAAAAGCCATGTTTATTCTCCTTCAAGAATAGTATTAGTATGTGTGGTTTTCTTAGCCTTGGGCTTTTCCGTGCAGGAAGGGTCAACAGCCTTAGCTACATTAGCGGGAACCTCATCTCCGATGAAGTATGTCTTGCCTGAGTAGACAAAATTCTTAGTTGCTTTAGTCATAGTGGTTCTTTCTTTATGAGTAGATATACCAGCCGATATTAACTACCGTGTAATACCACGGACTATCTACAAAGCCATTATCCCTCTCAGCGTAGTCAATAGAAACTATGAAAGTCTCAGCTTCACCGTTAGTAAAAGAAATGTCAGTCGTGGCTTCAAAGGCTGTCATAACCTTGTTGGCTATATCATCAGCAGTAGCGGGGCCATTACCTTCGGGTGTGTAACAGAATACACGGAAGACACCTTGATACCGTTGTTGTGGATTTAAGCCTCGTACAGCGGGTCTACGAGACGTTGGGACAAAGGACACCTTAAGGAAGCTAGTGCCTGTCTGTGGCTCAAATGAGACGTTCTCATAGGCTATTCCAGTGGGTAGTCCAGCGGTGTTAGCTAAGTGGCTCTCAAGAGCGGCACGAATGTCATTGTAAATACTCATCCGAACTGGTTCCTAATCTTTGCGAAGACATGGTAGCCTGAGCGTTTCCAGTTAGCACCATCCTCGACATCCCTAGCGTGAGGCGCACGATTTTTAAGAGTGAACCTTGGATCACCAGACTCTAACATTGTCTTAAAGTCTATACGATCTATGTCGCCAATAAGCTGAGAGTACGCTAGGTCTTTCATGGCTTGGGGGTTCTGGTTCTTAGGCTTGTTATTTGAACTTCGGCTACGTCCACCACCGAAACCAGCAGGGCCAATGGAAAATGAGGTTA